AGTCATCGCCTCAACAAATGGCACACATGCCTTAACTGTTCTTTGATTTATTTGTCTATCATGGAACATTGGTAATTTTCTAAACCAATCTGGCATGTTTTGTTTGATAGGGTATGGTTTATACTTTATCAAATCATAGTAAGGACAAAAAAAATCAATTTTCATTCATTTGCTCATTTACTATATCTAATAATAATTCTGTATCAAATATCCAATCCATACCGTAACCCATTAAACATGTTTGACCTGTTTCTCTAACAGTTAAAAACACAGAGCCATTTTTTAGTTCTTCACTATACCAAAATGACACCCAAGCAAAAGTTTCTGAATTAGGATCACCAACTGATTTTACATCTGACCATGCGATTGATTTTTGTTTAAATATACTACTCGCATACGAAAATACTGTTGGACCTGGACCACAAAATATTGGCACATTTTGCGTTCTCATAACGCCATCTGGAAATAAAGGGTGCTCTTCACTTTGTAATTGTTTTGCAAAAAAACTAACTACAATTAGAATACACCAAAAACTAAGGAAGTGTTTTATAAAATTCTTCGACATATTGTTTTAATTTCTCAAGGTAATCATACGGGTTCTTTTTAAATACTTGCGTTGTACCTTGTTCAGTTGTTATTAGTATTACAATCTGTGGCACTTCTTCACCAAAGTGTTCTTTGTACATTTGAGAATAGGCACTACCTTGTACGAAATAGTTTTCAATCCAATCTTCACTTTTCTCTTTTGTAGATGTTTTGAAATCTATAACAGATAATACACCGTCATACTCGCCAATACAATCAACACGACCAGCAACTGTATAATCACTTGAATACATCGCGGCTTCTTGTAATCTAATATTATTTATTTTAATTAATTCAGGCTTCAAAACATTAAACATCATTCTAGGTAGAAACTGTTTTTTATATTTTTCAACTTCATCAACATTTATATTATTGAGGTGGTCTTCTACCATATTGTGTACTGCCGTACCTCTTGTTGCGGCCTGATTTGATATATGATTGGCGACATCTTCGCCAACTCTTTTCTTCCATTCTAATATGCCTTGTTTACTTTGTGCACCAAGAACAGTAGTAATAGAAGGATAGGATTCGTTAGTCTCTAGGTTTGTATAAAATCTACCAACATCTGAGGTCTTGGCCTTTAGAGGTGGTAAATCTTTCGTTGGGGGTTTGTGTAAAAACATAATATTATTATATCATAACCTGACCAAAAAGTCAAGCAGTTTTCTTTGGAAAGTAAATATTAAATGATAGACTTATTCTGGTGTCCTGTGTTTGATTTCTCAATACACCATGTTTCATATAACCAGGAAACATTATAAGTTTACCTTTTTGAGGTGCATACTTAACAACCTCTTGTGTATAAGATAGAGATTGCTCTGATTGTATTGCAGGATTCTCAAACCATATATGACCATCTAAATCGTTTGTCTGATGGTAGAATACACCTGATATATCTGCATGTCCATGTGAATGAATATGTGCATAATCATCAGGATTAAATTTTGCAATCCAACTCTCTATGGCAAAATCATCATTAAACTTTAATAGACTTCGATTTAATACCGTGTAATATTCTTTTAATGATTTCTCTAACCATGTTTGAAGATGATGGCATTCGTACTCTTTTAAAATATCACCACATTTAGATAGTTCATGGGTCTTACCCCAATAGTCATTATAACTATATGTTTCACTATCTACTGCATTTTGTATTTCTACAAAAATGTTTTCGTCAAATGTTCTATCTACAAAGATTGGTGTAGGATAAAGTAAATCTACTGGCATTATCGCCTAGTAAAAAAAGGGTCTACAGGTTTCTTGTTGAGTTCTTTCTCAACCTCAGACATTCTTTGTAAAAATTTATCAAATTCTTTATTGGCTTTATATACACCATATCTATATGATAGGTATATGATACAACCAACAGCAAGTATATGTAATGTTAAGATATCCATTCTTTTGCCTTTTCTGTTACCTCACTTACTCGTCTAGTCCACCCTTTACCAAATGTGTCAAAGGTAGATAAACTTTCGTAATAGTTTTGTCTCATCAAAGCATATGATGATATTGTTTGTTCTAATCCATAATGGTCAACATACTCTTTGATTTTACCTAGTGTGTTTGGTCCAATGCCACCATCAACGGTTGTGTTTACTAATCGTTGTATAAATTTTGCGGCACGACCTGTACCTGCATTAACAGCAAAGTCAAATATCATTAGGTCAAGTCCTTCAGGTAAATCATCACCCTTTACTCTATCCCAATAATTCTTTTTGTAGATTGGTTCTACATCTTCATGTGTTAAATCTTTCATATCTTTAGTGCCACCAAAGTCTTCGTATACTCTTTTAGTTACACCCATGTTAGTTTCACCACCTGGATCTTTAGGGTGATTTACATAACCGCCCTCGTGGTGTAAAATTACTTCTAAACTTTTTTCCCAATTATGCTTCATAGTGGAGTCCTAACTTAATTTTGTTTATGAGATATGATTTCAGTAGACCTGATCTTACTATATCACCTATATCAAACTCTATACAATCCATCTCTTTCATTTGTTGCATGATATTAACGAAATCTAATATTCCGTTTCTATCGTTTGTCTTTGTTAAATCTGTTTGTTGAATATCACCTGCAAATACTATTCTGCTATCTTGTCCTACTCTAGTCATAATGGTATCAAGTTCGTGGAAGTTTAAGTTTTGACATTCGTCCACAATGATGACGCCATTGTCTATGGTGATACCTCGTAAGAAACTCGTTGATAAGAAATCTATTGTGCCTTGATTTCTTAAATTATTATACAGTTGGTCAAACGACCTTTCATCAGGCTGTTTAAACATAAATCGTACCATGTTTTGATATGGCACTTGATACAGGTAAGACTTGTCTTCTTCATCGCCAGGTAAGAAACCTATGTCTCTAGTTGGTAACAATGAACGGACAATATATACTCGCTCTCTAGGTGATTTGGGATCCAACACATCTTTTAATGCGTTATATAATGCAACAAAAGTTTTACCTGTTCCTGCCACACCATATAGAAAAAGATTTTGTCCTTTACTATAAGAGGCGAATACCTCTTTTTGATTTTCTGTTATTGGCTTTATGTCGTTTAATTCTGTTGACGATATACCCAATGTTTTCTTTTTACTTACCATATTATTTTCACTTTGTTTATGAGTGGTTGCTCAGTTTACATTTCGGATTCTGTTTACCAGTATATAATATTCCTACTATTGTCTGCAACCTATCTACTTTTATTTATTCTTTGCCCTCGCTCTATGTTTAGCCAATACTGCTTTTGTCTTGGATTCTTTTACACCTTGTCTTCTATATCTTTTACCTAAGTTACTCTCTGGGTGTTTTTCTGCAATTCTATTTAAGTGGTCTTTCCAACCACTATCTGTTTTACTATCTATCTGACCTACACTTGATACTATATTCATTTGTGTTGGTGGTAATAAATTGATATGTTTCTTTTTCTTATGTTTTTCCATTTCTGCAATCGACATAAGTTCCTCATATATTTCACCTGTCTTTGTATTTTCAAATCTATATGTTGGCATTACTCTTGTTCTCCACAATTAGTTGGATCTGGTTTTACTTTCCATTTAACATTTAGATGTTCTTGTTTTGCCCTTTTACTTTCTTTGGTGGACTCTAATAACTCTTGTTGTTCTTTTTCTATTTCGTAGTTATCGTCATCTGGCATTTTCTTTTGCTCTCCATTCTTTTCTCATTTTTATATATATCGGGTCTTTAGTAACTCTATTTCTTGCCTGTAAAAATACTTTGGCACTCTTTGCCTTATCACTTGTTAGAAAGTCTTTAGCGATAGGTTTGACCATGCCATGTTCATCATATTTATTACCATCTTTGTGATTAGCATATCTTCTACTTCTGGTAAAACCCATTTCTAAAAATTTTCTACACATATCCATGCCTATAAAATCTTCTTGGTCTTTATATTGATGATAGAGATATAATATTTTTATAGATGATAGTGCCGCTTCTGTAGGTGTTTTAAATCGCCAAAACTTACATATATCATTAGTGTATGGTCTAACAAGTAATACACCTTGTTCACCTCTACCAATACGATATCGTTTATCGTTTGGCATAAACAAAGTATTCTTATAATCAAAATCGTAATTAAATTCTTTCATTCTACATTCACACTTACATTACCACTTACTGTTATTCTATAATCATCACTTGTATAAAATGGATATACACCATGTTGTACAAAAGATGGAAACATTAACATTTTACCCTCATAACTTTTATCTACATGAACAGGTAAATCAAAAATTCTACCTAATTGATTTATCATATAAAATACTAATCTACTTGTTGCATTATAATCATGTCCAGTTTTTGGAAATACCTTGTCTTCATCTTCTAAATTATATGGTATTTTTATAAAGATAATAAAAGAAAATACACCAGAATGATGATGTACAGGATTAAACTCATGTTTACCTTGATAGTTTATCCATAATTTTTGTAGATACAATTGTTTATTTGATGACAATATGTTTAGTGTTGCCAGATAGTCTGTAAACATAGGGTCTTGTGTTTGTCGTAATATAAAATCACTTACATATTCTGGTACATCTTTATATTCAAATTCTTTTTGCATTTGACCTACCAGATTGTGATTAATTAAATCTTGCCCATGTCCAGTTTTTAAATACTCTAAAACTTTTTCTGGCACATTATCAATTTGTTTTATCATGTTGTTAACATTACCAATAGAACAACTACAACCAAGGCACTTGCCTGAAAGTATAATCTCATTCTCATTAATTTATTACTATTCTGTTTATTAAATTTACCATTTACTGCCATCGCAATTACACCTACAACTAATACCACTGCGGCCGCAATCATAAAAATTAAAATCACTATACTCATTTCCATTTGCCTTTCATTACATCTTGTCTTTTCTTTTCTTGTCTCTTGTAGATTGATACTGTCCACAGAAAAGGGAAAGCAATCAATGGTATTGTTGTAATTAAAAATAAAACTACTGCACCATTAATATGTTCGTGGTATACTGATATTGCAAGTACCACAGATAATATAATTAAAACGATACTAACATTTAGTCTTGTAATATATTGTCTCATGGTCTTGTAACTGCAATCAATAATGGTATAATCATAACTAAAGATGATAACACACCTACATTAAACAACCACCAAGTTGTTGCAAGTGTAAACACACCCATCCAAAACTCATTCTTGTTGAGTATCTTTTTAATTTTTTTTCTAAACTTCACTTGGTCTGTAAATATAAGTCATGTTACAATACATACATGTTTTTGTATTATCATCATCAAACACATAATAAACTCTCGGGTGTTCACCATCTTCAGGTCCATCACAATAAAATTCTTTTGTATTTACTTCTATCATATACAACCTCCTCCTATCGCACCAGAACATTCTAGTCCGTGTAAAAAAAATCTTCTAGGTATATCCCATTCGTGTGCCAGGTAGATAACAACAAATGTTAAAACGATTGCACCAAATATACCCATTACATGATTAATCATGTTCACCACCTGGATCATTTTTTGGTAGTGGCACTTTATATGGCATGCCAGTTTTTGCGTCTCTATAATATACGAAACCTCTTTGTCTATCTGGTGAATGATAACCTTCTTTAAATCTATATACATTTTCAGATATTTTAAATGACGCCACTGTAACAACTATTGCGGCAATCAATACAAAGTGTGCCACAACTGTTACGCCAAATAAAAACCATGAAGCAAAATATAAACTAAATGCAATACACCACAACCACGCCAGTATTTGTAAAACCATATGTCTTACTTGTAAGTCAGGTATATACTTTAATGGATTGTACCATTGGTTCATTACACCGTCCCAACATTCAATTACCCAAGTTCTCATAATCCCTCTATCTTATATTTTTTAATTACATTCTTTGTAGGTATCACCGTAGAATTACCACCATCTGCCAGTTCACCTTTATCATCATAATTATAATCACTCATAAGTATGTGAACCTTTTTATCTTTCTTCACCAACCAACCTGTCGAAACACAGATTGCAGGTTTAGAATCCTGTATATCTTTCAAATCACGCCACCCACTATCACTTTGAATATCTTCCCAGTATATCAGGTAGAAATCAAAAGTGAACGGTATAGGTGGTTCTTCTTTTTTAAATGTTTTACTTCTTTGTCTCACTTATCTTTTCCCCTATTGCATATACCATAAGACCTATAAAACATAATGCAACAAATATCAATCCTAATAATATATTAGTAATCATGCCACTCCTTTCGCAAACCATTCAGGTGTGTCTCGTTTTGTCCACTTGGCAAAATATGCTTTTGCTTCTATATAGTAATTGTGATATGACTTGATACTATCGCCAGGCACAATACATTGTGGATAGTGAGACATCGCAGGTGGTGGTTCACGCCACCCAGTACCAATATTGTTTGGCACTTGTTCTAAAATCTGATTAAGTTTTACATTGGTAGAATGGACTTTACCATATCTATGTGTGTATTCATGTCCTAGATATCTAAACAAATTATATAACCATTGATATTGTTCTTTAGTCTCACGGCACCATACGGCACTTGGGTGATGGTAGTGTACCGCCTGGTATAGTGTGTTTTGTCTTTTTTCATCTTCCATTATATATCGCCAAGTCTTACGACCAGTCTTACTTCTTGCCTCAGTTTTTATACCATCGTTCATACGGTGTGCCGTAGATAGTAACTGACCATACTCTACAATCATTTTTACAACATGTTTATCAACATGCATTTTTGCAGCCGTATGTGGATCTTTTGAAAGATAAAAAATATTCATATTACTCCTCGTTAAGTTGTACTTCTATTTTACCAAATATTTCATCAATCGTTTCTTCGATAGATGTTAAACTTTTATCTATCTGGTCTAAATCAATCTCAATCTGAATGATTGTTTTATCTGGTTCTGGTTTGTTAAAAGCAATCATTGATACCCACAGAAACATTACTGTAAGTAATATTATCAACCAATTTTCAAGTATTATATCATATATTGTTTTCATTGTCAACCAAATTTTCTTCATTTCCATAAGTTTACTCCATTATATTGTATATTTTTTCTTACCTTGCACCAATCATCATAATCCTCGTCTTCAATTCTCCATTTAGGATTATCTGGTACATAATTAGATGGTGGTGTCTGGTAGTTTTCTTCTTCTAATACAGCAAACATATCCTCAATAACCACATCGTCCTTATCATAGGCAATCATTTTGCCTAAACTATTTGCCTGAACATATACTGCCCTAATCCAATCTCTTTGATATTCTTTTTTTCTTTGAAAATCATAGTATTGTTTTTTATCTTCGTATTCTGTTCTGGATATCATTGAAAAAAATTCTCCAATGATGATTGACCTAAAGATGCTTTTTGTCTAGGTGTCATTTTTTTAAGTCTTTGATTTTCTGCATACCAACTCTCTGCGGCACCTTTTATCATATTGGTATATTTAATATAATAACCAGTGCCCGCTTCAAGGGATTCTTTATCAATTAATTTTTTATGTGGGTGATCTATTTGATCCCAAGTCTTTAATATTTTTTTACACATCTGGTCAAACATACCATCTGTTAAAACTTGTTTATCTTTTTCGTAGTAAAGGTATGAGGACATCATATAGAATGCCACACATCTATTGGGGCTAAGATCGTCTAACTTCATATTTCCCCATTTGTTTCATTAGTTCTTTTAATTTCTCTTCCCAAATATGTTTCATATCTGCAGGTGCTTTTGGTATAAACTTATACAATGCTTCTGCTCTTTTCCAGAATAAATGTATATCATCTTGGTAACTAGATATCATATTTACCCTCCAGATTATATTTGATTAATTGTTTTACTAAAGTTGTATATGTTGGTTTAGAAGCATATAATGTTAAGTGGTCTGCCATTTCATATACATCACCACCGTTATCTCTCACCTCTCTTAATCCTTCATATGCCCACACTTCATTAATAATTCTTACATAGTCTTTTACACTATCACATTTACTTTGATAAACTTTTACACCCCAACCTATCCATTTGTTTTGGTCCCATGTAATTGGTAGTAACCATTCATCATCTTTATTGAAAGTACGAATACCAAATAAATTATTACCTTCATTGGCAAATCTGCTTGTGCCCCAACCAGTCTCTAAGGCTGCCTGTGCGATTATTAATACTTTAGGCACTCTTTGTTCTTCTGGTACATCTAGGTAAATATGGTCAATACATTGTGATAGAGACATTACAAATTCGTCTTTACCGCTTGTTGTATTTACAACTGGTATTACATAACTAGTAGGTTCTACTTTTACGATAGGTGCAGGTGTGCTGTTTTCTTGTCCATCATAGAAATCTGCACAACCATCGTCTGTGCAATTGTTCATTTGTTCTTTTGCAATGGCAAAGGCAATCAACCCTGCAATAATAAAAGTAATGGAAAATAGTTTCATATAAACCTCTCTCTTATATTTATTGTATTGTTTTGAATGCGGTTTCTGTACAAAGGTATTCTTCAAGTTCATCAATAGTTGAGAACCCAATCAATCCCCAATTTACAGTAGATTTGATACATTCGTCTCTGGCTTCAGTAAGAGATATCTCACCTTTTGCCACTTTAGTTTCAATAATTGCTAATTGTTTTTCTGCCTCGTTTGTGGCAAATCTTTTCATTTGTGCCATTATAGAGCCTCACTTTCATGTACTAATGATTTAAAGTTTCCGTGATCAACCATAACATGAGTTCTTAAAGTTTTACCTTCATAACATTGTGGTCTAAAACTAACATCAATCGCCGTAGCAGATTTTAAAATAGATAGTAAGTTTTCTAGGTCAGTATTCACACAACCATCGTTGGTGTTATCTGCAACATGTTTAATTCTTTTCATAATTTCAAATTTTTCTAGTCTCATAATATAACCTTTCTTGTTATTATGAGTCCAATATATACCAAAACAAGTGATTTGTCAACCACTAATTTAAAATTAAAAGTGTTATTTTTCAGTAAGTTAGGTGTAATGTGTCAGGTTGTCGCACCAAAAAAGTTAAAATTTATGTTCATTCTGTACGATTGATCAGTGCAATCCGTAGAATTATGTGGTATTGATGGGTCAAAAAATACCATGCGATTGGCAATACTCTTTACCTTTTGACCTTCAATAAGTGTGTAACCGTTGTTAGTATTAAGATAATATATGGCACCCATGTGGGTAAATTGTGTATCTGAATGAGGCGCATGTTCAGATAATTTTTCTGCCCCAGGGTACATATTACCTTTTATTCTCATCATCGCCAATACTGTAGGAAAGTCTTTATGTTTTAAAATCTTTTCTTCTATTGGTGGATAGTGATCTGAACAAATGGTATTATCATAAAAGACATGGGTCATGTACCATTGTCTTTCATATTCTTCTGGTACATCTTGGGCTGCTACTTTTTTACAAATGTACCAGGGAAAATCTTTATGTTCAAATAAGTCAACAAAAAATTTGTGATCATCTTTCCATAGAAAGTCATCAATTATCTTCATTTATTAATTCTCATAAAGTTTTCGTCCCAACCAAATGCCTCACGGACTAGATTAGATGTTAAACCTTTGTAATGTTTATTTAACTCACCATCTTTTGCCCATACTAATAGTTGTGCCTCTTCAGCAGATAGTCCTTCTAACATTTGTATAAACATATTATCTCTTTTCATTTGTGATAGTTTTGGATTACCACCTTTTAGAAAATGAAACATTCTTTTTACTTCTTGTTTTAACCAAGTGTGTTCAGTACCTATTGGTGCTGGGTTTTCTTTATATGGTGGTTTACCCTCTGGTAATAACCATTCTAATTTAGGATCGAATGAACCTTTTAAAAACATTCTTAATTCATTTGTATCATATTTTCTTAATACCTCTATCTTACCAGGTTTATCTTTTTTATTGTTTACCTTTGTAAGTATTTCGTGGTACGAAAAAGCATAATTATCATTCATTTAAAACTCCTCTATTTTGCCAATCAATGATTGTAAATCATTCTTTATTAAATAAGGTAAAATATCACTTTTACTCTTTGGTTCTTTTTCTTCATACTGTTTATATATATCATCTTGGATATCTTCTGGTATAAAATCAAAGTCAATAAGTCTTTGATTTCTTTGGAAGTTTCTATAATGATATTCATTACAAAATTCTTTGGCATCTTCACCTCTCATAAGTGTGTCAACCCAACCAACAAGTTTCTTTTTCATTATTGGTTTAGATTTTATGCCATTTATAAAGGTATCATCTGGTGATAAAAAGTTTGGTATACCATCGCCAGGATCACCTCTTAAAATATGTTCGTAGATATATTCTTGCGGACTATCTGTTTCGTAAAATTTTTTAAGTACAGGTGAGTATTGTGTTACATTAGGATATTTCTGCAATTGTTGAAAGTCTTTATCACTACTAATAATTAAGTATTTGTTTGTAAACCATTTCTTTACATTCTTTTTAATTATAACTGCAATTACATCATCTGCCTCTACGCCATCTAACTTAACAACTTTGTATGGAAAATTATTTTCTAGTTCTTGTCTTATGATGTCCATGTATTCGTAGATAATATCAGAGGTATCATCTTGTTCTCTACCTTCTCTACGCTTTGCTTTGTAATGTGGAAATATATCTCTACGCCAAGGGTGTGCCCCATCTACGGCAATAACTACTTCTGGTCCATATTCTTCTCTATGATTATGTACATACCCTCGAATAGAATTAAGTATAAGATACCTTGCCATTTCTGGTGTAGGTAATTTTTGTTCTTGTTTTAGTGCAATCACAATATTAGCAATTGCTAATTGTGAATAATCAATCAGAATCATTTAGGTCAATCTCGCTTTCAAATTCAATATCATTTTCTGTTAGTTCTTTTGTGTTTGTAACTATTTCTGTACCAGAATAATTAGCCACACTATATCTTTTCTTACCTGCATTTTCTACATACATTAGATTGTTTGTAATATCATGGAAAGGGTGTGATATATCTAACTCTCTATAAATCATGGCACGGAATGCTTCTAGGAATATACCAACATCTAAAAATGTTTTATCCCCATGAGCCTTTCCAATATTTAATCCCTCGTTTTGTAATGAACCAATAACTTGTATCACTAAATCGTCAGTTAGTGAATCCGCATATTGTTTAGATTGTATGTCTAATATCTTTTTCTGTTTAGATTTTATATTAGTTTTAATCTCTTCACCACTAGGGAATGCATATACTTTTGCCGTCATAGTTTTTCGCCTGCGAAATTAATTTTACCTTCGTTAATTAAGTATTCTCTTAGGTCTGTAAATCCACCTATGAGTTTATCGTCTACCATTATCTGAGGCATACTTCTTACAGGTTTGCCAATCATTTCAAACATTTGGTCGATAGTGACGGTATAGTCTCCGTCACCACCTTCAATTGTATTACCTAAGTGATAAGTTTCGTAAGGGATATTGAGTTTATCTAATAACTCTTTAGCCCTCACGCAAAATTGACAATTAGGTTTAGTAAATACTTTGTACATAATTTTTCTCTTTACTATTTATATTGTAACCATACGCTTGGTTTGATATAGAATATACAGACATTACTATAAGAAAAAATACAAATGCTATGGTCATTAAGATTATATTTCTCATATTATATTAGACTTTCAACTTCATCTTTTGTGAGTGGTTTATCGTCTTGTCCTTGTATAGGTTCAATATCGTCAGATAATATTTTTTCATTGACGGTCTTTTCTTTTTCCCACCAATCTTCATCATCATCTTGTTTTGTTTTTTCTGGCCATGCTTTGTTACCTAACCAACTGTCTGCTAAACTTTGCCAATCAACTTTGTATGGTAAATTTAACCCTTTCATTTCTAATAAGAAACTTGCCTTGCGTTCATCAGTTTTATAAGAGTTAAACTCTTTGATTATATCAGGCATTGATAGTGTATTTTCAAGTATTTGTTTTTTAGTTGCCATAATTATCGACCTATATCTTTTATATCTTTACGACCAACTACCATAGATGGCCCTTTGTTGTAAGCAGGTGCAATCGTATATTGTTTACTTACCTCTAACTTTTCATTAGAAACTGGTTTAGTACCACTAGACTTATAAGTAGGTGCATTTTCAACTTTGATGTTGTTTGAAAATGTTTGTAACTTACCAACTTGGTCTAATGGTACTACTACTCGGGGTTGTCTCAATCTACGATTAGGGTCAATACCCATAGATCGTAATAACTTGTTTTGTTCTTCTTTTGCTTTGTACCAAGACTTTGACTTTACAACTTTTTTGTATCGTCTTGGACTTGAATTGTGAGTATAGATTAATGCCATAGTGTTATTATATCAGGTTTTGTTTTATTTGTCAAGTGTTAATTTTTGTTGATTTTCTCGTCTTTCGTACTCAGCATTTATCATTTCCTGAGTCCAATCTTTACCGTACCAGGTATAGTCTTTGTCATAATCATGTATTAACATGAAGTTAGATTTTTGACCGTAGTCCATGAAGTAGTCTTCATCTTCAGGTATCAACCCAGAAGGACCATTATAAGATGAACGGTATACTTCTTTGTATGTTTTGAAGTATTGGTCGTCATCTACAATAGAAATTTCTGTATGAAAACATCTATCAGAAATACCTTTCTCTTGTTGATAATCAAAATACTTGGTATCACATTCTTTTAACAATTCTGGATCTTTCTGCATTTCTAAAAATTTAGATAATTCAGAATATGGTATATTTCTATAAAGGGTATAGTTACTCTCAAAGTTATTACCACTATCGTATTCAGTATTTGATCTAGTATAAATTAAATGAAACATTAGACAGCCGCCAATGCAAGTTGTTCATTCCACTGGTAGAAACCATACCAGATTAGTAGTGCGAAGATTAAATAAAATAATATAATTTTTTTCATAATGATACTGTTATACATGGAAAAACCACGAAAGTCAACAAAAAAATTAAAAAAAAGTGAAATTAAAATCGTTATTTTTCAATAACTTAATAAAAAAGGGGTGTTGTATTTTTGCAACACCCCTCTTTGTTCTAGTATTGTTCTAGTTATTGTGAGTAAGTTTCTAGGTTTTCAACTGTTGATTTCATTTGTTCAGTAGTGGCCTCATCTAGTGGTACTAGACCTGCCTCTGCCAGATAACCCTCAACTGCTTCCTCAGAAATAAATTCTGCCATGTATGTTTCAATACCTGGTATTATACCAACATGTTGTTTCTTAACATAGAAGAATAATGGTCTTGCGATTGGATATTCATATGATTGTATTGTATCTAAACCAATCTCTACTCCGTTTATTTTAGAAGCGGCAATCTTGTCCTGATTGTTTGCTAAGAATGAATAACCAAAGATACCAAAGGCACCTGGATTAGAATGAACATACTCTACATATAATTCATCATTCTCACCACCCTCTACTACATGACCGTCTTCTCTATAATTTTTACACTCACCACCTTCTACTAACATGTCTTTTACACAACCTTTTTTCATCACTAAGGAATCAAAAGCGTCTCTTGTTCCTGATGTTGGTGGTGGCGCCATGATTTGTATTTCTACCTTAGGTAAAGATTTATCAATCTCATACCAAGTCTTTGGTGCGTTCTTATTATCTCTAGCCATTGCTTGCCAGATTTGTTCTTTTGTTAAATTGATACCACCTTTCATGGTAGCACCGTTTGTGTATTTCCACTCATATTCATTATTATAAGCAAATGCGATACCATCGTTACCTACAATGATTTCAATAATATCTGTTACACCATTTTCTTGGCATAATTTAAATTCTTTTGCTTTTTGTGCCCTACTTGAATTAGTAATGTCTGGGTGTTCAACACCTATGCCAGCACAAAATAATTTGTGACCGCCACCTGAACCTGTTGATTCAATAATAGGTGATTTGATTGTACCTTCACTTGCTAATTTTTCTGCTACTAATGTTGCGAATGGATAAACTGTGGAGGAACCCACAACTGAAATATAATCTCTGGCGTTAGCACTAAATGAAATGAATACTAATGCCGCTAGAATAAACTTGAACATGTTAACTCCTGTATTTGGTTATTCAACAATATATATTACTTGAAATATAAGTGTAATAAAAGTTTAATAATTATTTTATTGATAAGTTTACAACGATTGTTACTCGTAACTCATCAGAATTGAATGGTGGTACTTCATGTTCTATCTCACTAGGCATTATGTGTATCTCATCTTCTTTAGCAGGTAATTGAAAGTATGGTAGTCTAAAACTATGTTCTGGTTTTGTAATATTTAATTTATTATAATGATTAGGTCGTAGGTATCTTATTGATGTTGCACCATTATTAGGATTGTAGAATGTAGTTGATGGGTGTTCTTTTGGATTGAAACTAAAGTAATGTACACAGGTAAAATCACAATCACCTATATGATTATGTTTTCTCATATATTGACCTGTTCTCATCGCCGTATAGTTTGTAATCGTAAAGTCTGCCTCTGCGTTTGGTAAATCTAACTCTTTAAGAAAACTACCAAACAACATTTGGTATTGCCTTATCAACTTCGAATAATTAATCTCTTTAAAGTGCGGATTGCCTCTATCACTATTACTATGATGTAGTTTAGAATCCATGTATGATTTGTTATCCCAGTTGTTACGATTAGGGTTGACATGATAGTTGCGGAGTATGTCTGTGGATATTTGTTCTTTGTCATAACTCTTTGGGTCTATCGTATAGATGTAATACGGAAAACCAAATAGATACTTCATGGGTTAAGTTTTTCTAACTCTGGTTCTGTAACACTACCTGCTTCACCGTGTCTACTGTTACCATAATGATATACTCTACAATTCATAGTGCCTTGTTCTTCATCATTAGGTTGAAATTTTCTTTGTGGGTCTACGATAACAGAACCCTCTGGAAATATTTTAGGTGCCAGGTCTTTATCGTGTACAAGATATGTGTATGGTTTATCATCTGGCGCTTTGTCTTCTTTATCTATGTAATGTACTTTGTAATATGAATTTAGTTTTTCACAATACCAACCAACTAACATAGATGGACTACCTTCTGTTTGTTTGTTTAGTCCTGGTTTGAATGATGAACCAAGTATGACAATATCTTTATCAAACTTTATACAATATCGTGCCATGTTTGCGGCCTGTTCTTCTCTTGCTTTCATAATACTATCAAACAAGTCATAACCTAAATTATACTTGTCATTCATAACTCGTAAGGCAATATTATCTCTAGGGTGGCAACCACCACCATCACCAAACCCAGGTTTCATATAACTAGGTCCCATAATTCTCATCTTACTATTTGCAAGTGCCTGCGCCACAACTGTGGCATCCATATGCCCTATGTTCATCGCCACATCTTGTATCATGTTCACTAAACTTAATTTAGCACTTATGAAAGTATTATAGAAAACTTTTACTGCCTCTATTTCTTCCCATGTGCCAACTTCATATCTTGTATTATCTGGTATCATTGGATCATATAAATCATATAATAATTTTACATCATCATTTTCTGCACCATCATGTGTACCAATCATAATCATTTCTGGATTCTTCATATCATGCTGTACGGTACCTTGTGCAATCAAATATGGATTGTAAATAAATCTACCATTCTTTACTAATGGTGCAATCTCACGCCTTACTGTGCCAGGTAACATTGTTGATATTACTGAAATTAAAGTATTTTCATCAACATGTTTATCTATTTCTGCAACTGCATTTTTGATATGTTCATAATCAAAGTCTTTAGGTGGTAAATGACTTGTTGGTTCTCTACCATCGTATCTATCATCATGCGGTGTTTGTACTGCAACTAAAACAATGTCTCTACCCTTTACACATTCCTCTATACTATTTGTTTTAAAAAACTCACCTTCTATCTCTGGGTTTATATCATAACCAAATACAACATGATATTCATTTATGGTCTCTGCGGCAATCTTACCTAGTTTGCCTAACCCAACAAAACCTACATCTAATCTTTTCATCTAAACTTCTCCATACTACAAACGGGCGGCATAGACATTTTGTGTTTATTCTGTGCCCTTATTGTTCTAAACTTTTCTACTATACTTATCAAGTTATTATCTACAATTATTTCACCACTCTCGTCTGCCTTCATGGCTCTTTCTAATTGTTCATATGATAAACCTAATTGATCTTCGTCTGTACGATTATCTTCCCATAGACCATCTGTTGGTGGTGCGTCTATGATATCTTTACTTATGCCTAAATAGTCTGCCATTTTCCATACTTCAGTTTTTAAACAATCTGCTATTGGTGATATATCTACACCACCATCACCATACTTTGTATAGAAACCTACACCAAAGTCTTCTACTTTGTTACCTGTACCTACGACTAAACCTTTTTCACTTTGTGCCATTTGATATAACATTAACATTCTTAATCTACTGCGGGTATTAGCAAATGCTAATTCATTATCTGCACCAATATACTTACTTGCATTTTCTATTTCTGTAAATATCTTTTCTAAATTTACAACTCTACGACTTACATTGTGGCCATACTTTTCTTCTAACCACCACACATGTTCTAGTGCCAGAATATCTTTGTTACGAATAGTCATAACAATTGGTATCGTTCTTATACCACTCTCAGCACATAAAGTAGATACAACGGCACTATCTATACCACCAGATACACCTACAACTAAAGTTTTTAGTTTTGCTCTACCTGAATATTCTGCAATCCAATTTACAATATGATTTACTTTTTCTCTCATTCTTCACTCCTACTTGCTATAATCAAACAATTACCTTCTGGTTCAAACTGCCAATTCTTTTTATATGGACCCATACAATTAGTTAACATGTCAATATCAAATCCTGCTTTTTCAAATCTATCTTGCCACCAATGTACATCTTCTCTTATAAAATGTGATTTATCTAATTCGTAACTATCTATAATATATTTTTTACCATCACCAAGTGGTATCATCGCCATTACTCTTTTACCACCATTACATAATACTTTTAGTTGTTCATCTATTTTATCATACGGTATATGTTCTAATATATCTTTACATAATATCCAATCATACCCAAACTCAGCACAGACTAATGGTTCTTGTGGTTTTATTACACCACACCACTTTCTAGTGCCTTCTTCTATTTGACTTATTGCATATTCAGAAACATCAACACCGTATGCCTTGTAACCTAGTAATCGTAATGCTTTGACAGTAAAACCTTTCGCACAACCAAAGTCTAATACTTTTTCATTATCATCTAAGTCCATATCTTTAGCGATATGATGTGCCATTGGTATTGTTAGTTCAGGCATCCACCTGTAATGTGAGTATAGAGACTTGCCAGTCTCTGCCCCTCTTTCGTAATAGTCTTCGTTAAAATATTCTGATGGGTTAAATAAAGTTTTCATGTTCTAAAGGTTCTCCAAATTCAGCAAATCTATTTAGTTTGCCCATTATAAAGTCATCTAATTGATTAACATTATTTGTAAATACACAACCTGCACAATCTTTTTTTGCGTCAAATTTATGTAATACTTTTTTATCCAAGTAATCTAATATATCACTTGCGTGGCATAGTTGATAACTTTCATGGAAGTGTTCGTAGTTATCATTCAAAACAACACTATCACATGGATATACTGTGCCAGGTTTACCTGTCTCTTTATGTATCTCCTCAGAAAGATAAGGTCTAAAATAACTTTGATGGCATGTTGATGTTTTTGGTGCACCATGTATTTTATATTGATGAAAAAATCTTTGATCTTTTACTTGCGCCAAAACATTATCTAAACTTTTATGTTGTCGTATTAAGTTCTTTTGTTCTAATAAACAGTTAGGTAATAATCGTATGTATTTACTACCACAAGCGTCTGCAACTTTAGAAACTTTTTCTAATAGTCCAACTCTATCTGCCATTACTTCGTCTGACGCTTCGTGTTCAACCGTATAGACCATAGAATTACCTATTGTAGTCTTTGACATATCAAATTTTTCTAATGGTAGTCCTATTCTGTTTTCCCAATCGAAGAATACATTGATACTAATTCTTACCCATGTAAACATCTTACATACATCTTCATCTACTTTTCGCCAATATGCCTTACTACCATTACTAATCAATGCAACTTGCAACCCTTCACCATACAACCATCTAACTAATTCATTGAAATGTTTATATGCAGTAGGTTCACCACCGCCTGTGAGTATTACTGCCTTTAAACCTCTTGTTTTTAGTTTTGTTACATAATCTTTAATTGTGTCCATATCTATACGACTATGTGTATCTCTGTAGGTTACACTACAATATGGACATTTTAAATTACATGCACCCTCTGGACTTATGTGTGTACTGATAACAGTATTAGGATCACCATTCTTATAGTTCATCATCGCCTCTTGGTGTCGCCACCACTTAATGCCTGTAGATGTAAACTTATGTTCTTCTTCGCTTGGTTCGTGTTCTAATTCTGTTTCTCTAGGTGTCTCATCATAAAAGATATAGATATTGGAATATTTCATACCCTTTTCAACTCTATCTAAAATTTTATTACCATATTCTAGTGTGATAGGTTTCAAATGTGATACATCATTGGTATCAATGTATTCATAATTCTTTACAAAGTTTTTTACTTTACCACGAGCGGCATGTCTATACATGATATACTCGTCTTCTTTTTTGTAAAGACCTATTTCAAAACCTTTGCCATGAAACACTCTAACTGGATCGTAATCTTTTATTTTTGGTAAGGCCATGCTTGTTTGATTTTATGTTTATGTTTTTCTGCGATCTCAATATCTCTAGTCTCTGGTGTCCAATTTAACCATTTATCTTCATACCATTCTTTACTAGGTATACTGTCGCTGTAATATTTAGACGATTGGATTGCCACCTCATGTTTGTACTTCATTACTTCTGGTGATAAACAAAACCCATAATTATAACATTGATAACTTGGGTGCACTCTTTTGATATCTAAAAAAGTACCTTTTAATGTTTCTTTAGGCGAAGTATTCCATAGAGTTGGACCTGGTCGTTCTTGTTCTCTCTTTATATACCATTCTTCATTCTTCCAAAATTCTATCTGTTTAAATGATATTTCATCATCTGGTATAGTCCATATCTTTTCGATATCATCACCCCATACCATATCTGGTTCCATCATTAGTATTTGTTTAGGGTGTGGGTAATACTTTACAATCTCATCATACATAAGTTTGTATTGATTAATTGGTTTTTCAAACTCTCTTTCGAATACTGTTACCTTCTTATACTTCTTACAAAACTCACTTACATTTTCATTGAGTGGTGGTAAGTTCTCACATTTTTTATACCAAGGTTCTTTTGACCAGAATATAAAAATTTTATCTACATGTCTTTCTATACTTTCAATAGACTTACCAAGAAAGTCTAACCCATAATGTATTCTGTATAAAGCGTATCTCATTTACCAGTTTACTTCATCTATGTATGTTCTTTGAATCCATTTATCTATATCAGCGTCTTTAATTACATAAGCACTTATACATTGATAACCATGATCTTTGGCATACCAATATCTTTGATTACCTCTTAATATTCTCATGTCCTCTGCCACAAGAATAGGACTACTCATACCTTTTCTGGCGATACTCATATACAACTGTTTTAACTTTTCTTCTTGTCGTGGTGTAGGATTGTCTTTAAGTTTATGTTGAGAACCTTGCCATTCTGCTTTCAAATCATTTAACCATAAAAATCTATGATCATTAATATATTCTATATTTGTAGCACATAATTTTTTAGCATGATACTGTTTGATGGCATGTTGAATTTTCTCAGCGTCTCTTTGTCTAATTGTGGCGGTTTGATTAAATATAACTAAATCTTTTTTGTAAAGATTACCTTTCTCTTGCGTTCTATTTCTTTCTGTCGTATCGTCTCTTTCACTTGGGTTATGAGAAAAGTGTAGATGTTTAACTAGAATATCACCAAAGTATTTGTGTCTGCCAATTCTTTTCGCCACATCATATACCCATGTATCATTATAACCAAAGTGAAATACACCAGGGGTAAAATAATCTACTGTCTTATACCACTCTTTACTAATAATTGGAAAAGCACAATGTCTGTTACCATTAATGTCATCATTCACCCAACACATATGATATGGGTCTTCTAAATTAACTAAATGTCTTTCTAACTTTTGATCCCAACTTACTGTATCATATACCAAATCATCATTACCCATAATCATATAATCACCATTTGAGATTGCGGCAATATCATTCCAAGATTTAGAAACAGATTTAGCAGGACCTTCAAACATTTTAATTCGTAGAAAGTCCGTTGTATAAACTTCTTCTATCTTTCTATACTTACCCATTGACGGATCATCATTATCAATATAGAATAATAATTCTATACGACCATGTTCTCTAGTTGTTCTCTTAATGGATTCAATAAAACGCTGGCACTTCTCTGGTCTATTTCTTGTTGGAGTTAATATACTAAAAATCACCCTACTCGTTCTCCTTTATATGTACCACCTTTTGATAAATGGTTTCTTATATATTCTTTACCTTTAGGTCCTGTCCAGTGTATAACTTTTTTTGTAGGACTATCTTTACCTTTGTTCAATGATATTCTTAACCATTGATAGTCTTGTGGTAACTCTTGTATTTGTTCATGTGGATTTTTACCAATCAATTCATACAATGCTTCTTGGTCGCCACGAATACCATCACCTGCATTTAATCTTTTATCCCATGTCTCTAATAAAGATGGTCTATCGTTTACAACAATCACACCTGTTGCCCACCAATTACCTCTAACTATATCTCTAGTCAAACCAATCATGCCAGGTGGCACTAAATTAAATACATCTGAAATATCTGATAGTATTTGACAATCTACATCTAACCAACAAACAGATTGTGATGGTGCGGTCATTACTGCCTCTACTTTGTAGAACCAACCTAACTTTTTTGCCGTAGTGCCATTGAATGGTCTACTAAACTCTACTGGGTACTTATCGTTTATTCTACCTCTTGCGGCAGGACTCATACCAAAATCACAAACATACACTCTTTGCATAGGCATGGCCTTTAGTGTAGTTTCAATCCACCATGGTAACAAATCTTCGTGTGAATGATCAACGCCTGTTATTATCATCTTCTTTCCTATTCAATAATATAAATGTTTCTAAATCAACAACGGCAAGTGGTTTATGATGATTTTTCTTTATTACTGCAAGTGGCACATAACCTTTACAATTTTCCTCTGCCTGTTTATATGCACTCCATACATTTACCTTTTCTTGGTTCTTACATTCAATCGAATATGGAAATAAATTTCTGGCTGCTTTCGCCATAATTAAATCTTCACCACCTGCACCCATACTACGACTTTCTATATCTTCTGGGTCGATTTTTAAATATTCAATTAAAAGTTCTCTAACTTTTTTCTGTAGGTTTCTACCTTTTGCCTTGGCGCTGCTAGTCTTCATCTTCCCAATTGACTGGATCCATTTCGTCCCAATCTTCTCCATCATGTAATGCTTCGCCACAACATGGGCAAAATTTTACAGCCAATTCGTTATGTACTTTGACTTTAAATTCTGCCTCACAATGTTCACAAATTATCATAGAGCGAAACCTTTAAAACTGTCTTTTTCAACATCTTGTTTAATCCCTCCTACCACATAACTTTCTATTTCAGTTTCTTGTGGTGCATTTTGTAACCCTTTACTATTTAACCAGTGTTCAGTCCATGGTAATGGGTTTTGATTTTTTGGTTGATCGTATAGTGGGTCAAGTCCAATCGCTCTCATTCTTTTGTTAGCAATAAACTCAACATAGTTATGTAGTAGTTTATCATTTAGTCCAATCATACTACCATCTTTGAATAGATAGTTTGCCCAATTCTTTTCTTGTTGTACAGCGTCTCTATACATGTTAATTACATTTTCATGTTCTTCTTGTATAACATCTAACATTTCTTGGTCATTCTCATTATTCTTGTAATTTTTAATGATATGTTGAGATACTGCCAGGTGTTGACTTTCGTCCCTTGCAATTAAAGAAATAATTTTTGCACTACCTTCCATAAGTTTTAATTCACCAAAAGCAAAACTACATGCAAATGAAACATAAAATCTAATGCCTTCTAAAATGTTTACATTGACAATGGCACGCCATAACTTTCTTTTTAATTCTTTTGTTGTTATGCCTTGCACTTCACCATCAAGTAACCATCTTTGACCATCATTGATTAGTTCATCATAAGTTTTTGTTACTGCTTCTGCCCTTTCTGTAATATATTCGTCTGTAAGTATTTTATCAAATACATCACTAGGTTGTGAATATACATTTTTTATTATGTATGTATATGATCTGGAGTGTATTGATTCCATAAAGTCCCAAGTTAGAATACAACCCTCTAACTCTGGTAATGAACAGAATGGTAAAAATGCAAGACATGGGCCACGACCTTGCACACTATCTAATAATGTTTGATATCTTAGGTTACTTGTAAAGATATGTTTTTGTTCTGGTCTTAATTCTTGCCAATCGTTTCTATCTTTCTGTAAAGATACTTCTTCTGGTCGCCAGAATAAACCTAATTGATGATTATTTAATTTATCAAAGATAGGATATTTGTAAGTATCAAATCTTTGTACTGCATTGTCCTCACCAAAGAACATTGGTTGTTTTGTGAAATCTACACTTGCGTCTTTATTATATACACTCTTGCCCATTTATATTTTACCTTTCTTATAATAGTCTTTGTGTCGATAGTATAAATCTTTTAGACTTTCTACCTCGCTGTCTTTGTTTAATAACTCTTTAAACAAATCTTTATTTTTACTCCATTCTCTACCAGTCCACCACTCAAAACCATTATAGTTGGACTTATATTCACACACTTGTTCGTAAGCGTATGATGAATAATAATATTGAAACTTCATGTCTCTATACATATTACATTCAAAATTTTGAGCAAACTTGCCCATATTTAATTCTGGTGTTTCATAGTCCCAAGCAAATTCGCCTGCAACCACAGATGTGCCATATTTAGTAAGTTGAGTATATGCAATAATATTATTATTGTGCCAATAAATAAAATGGTCTTTGTGTCCATATTCTTTATCAACTAACTCACTACCGTGGTCATCATAACCTTTGTGTTTACAATATTTTTTAAATATTAAATCACATTCATACTGCCAAGGGTTACCTTCTGGATAATACTTACCAGTAATTTCTTTCTTCATGTATTGCCTATGTTTCTTTTTCACATGAAACTTTTGTAGGTCAATACGGGTTGTTCGTGCCTGTATCCAAAGTTGTTTATCTGTTTCGTAAAAGAAAGCGTCCATAGGTGTCCAACCTTTATCTAACGCCACCTCTTCTTCGTTTGGTTCAACTTCCGCTAATGCAAGTCCGTAGATAATATCATACTTTGTTGTATTACCGTATATGTGGTCATAAAATATTTTCACCCTTTGTCTTTATTGTTTACAGGTCCAATAGGTGTTTCTTCAACATTAAATACTTCTTCACCTTCTCTTTCCCATTGTGTAAAATAACTATCGTCTGTAATTGTATCTTCTCTAGTATTTTCAACAGTATAATAGTTTTGATCAATAAGATAACCTGGATTACCTGTCAATCTCTTTTCCATAAATGCGTCATCATACCAGATACATCTATTGTTAGGATAGGCAAAAAAGTTACCATCGTCCATTCTAAACATATGGGCACATTTATGTTCTGGATCTTCACTAAAGTTTACATCTAACATCGCCGCTTTGTTCTCATGGGCAAAGTCAATTGTGAACATGTAAGTACCTTTTCTTTTAGTGCCATGCCAATCAACTAATTCTGCTCGACAATTTGCAAGTCTATTTCTTCTATTAACATCTACATAATTAGAAAAACAATCCCAGTACATATGAATATTTAAATTATGTTTTGGTGCGTCTTTCTTCCAAACAAATGCATTGATTGGTCGTCTTGTCCAGTTTACACCATTAGGTAGTAAACATTCAAAAAGTATTGCTCTTCTTTCCATACAATTAACTGTGTGTACATCAGCAAAAGTAAAATCACCATGACCTTTAGTATGATTAAACAAATATTCATTTCGAATATATGCACTAAATGGTGGTATATTATGATTTAAAAATGGCATATTTCTCTCCTATATTGCACACGCCTCACAATATTCATCATATTCTTCCTGTGTATTAAATTCACTTCTTGCTTTTAATTCTTGGTCTCTATCACCAACATTATGTTGTGGTTCATCATTATCATTCTTACCATCATAAGTGTTTTGATAATAAGAAGTTTTCCAACCCATCTTATATGTAGTGAGTAAGTCTCTTGCCATAACAGATACTGGCACTTGATTGCCTTCATATTGTTCTGGATTGTAAGACCAGTTACCAGATATTGCTTGATCAAAATATTTCTGCATTACTGCAACAACATTTATATAACCTTCATTACCTGGCATATTCCATAGTAATGTATAGTAATTTTTAAGATTAGGGTACCCTGGTACTATTTGTTTGAGTGGTCCTTTTTTACTTTTCTTAACAGATAAGAAGTCTCTAGGCGGTTCAATACCATTCGTTTCATTACATACCACAGAGGAACTTTCACTTGGCATTTGTGCTGATAGTGTCGAGTGGCGTAATCCGTGTTCCTTGATACTCTTTCTAATAGTAGACCAATCATAACTCAACTTTCTTTTAACTATACTATCAACATCTTTTTTGTAAGTGTCAATAGGTAGTATTCCGTCTGAATATTTAGTCCTGTCAAATTTTGTACAAGGTCCCTTTTCTATTGCAAGTTGATTAGATGATTTCAACAGATAGTATTGGAATGCTTCTGTCCATTCATCTAGTAAATGCCATGCCTCTTTACTGTTATATTTGACTTTGTTCTTTGCCAGAAAATGTGCAAGACCAATATAACCAATACCTAAACTTCTTCTTGCCTTAGTTGATAATTCTGCGGCATTGACTGGATAGTTTTGTAGATCAATTAATTCTTCTAAACCTCTTACAGATAAATCACATAAGTTTTCTAAATCCTCTTTTTTACTTACTGCACCTAGATTGATTGCACTTAATATACATAACGCAATCTCACCCTCACCATCTATGTGTTGTAATGGGTCTGTAGGTAAAGTAATCTCTTGGCATAAATTAGACATAAAGACTTGATCTTTGAAACTAGAATGAGTATTTGTGTGGTCAATATTCATAATATAGATACGACCAGTTTCTGCTCTTTCTTTTAGTATTGCACCAAATAATTCTTGTGCCTTAACTTTGTTCTTTTTAATCTTTGTAGATCGTTCAAACTTTTCATACATTTCATCAAACTTGTCTGTACCATATGCCTCATATAAACCTGGTACCTCATGTGGTGAAAATAAAGTAATTTCTTTATCTTCAATAAATCGTTTGTAAAATAATTCTGATATTTGTATTGAGTAATCTAACTTTCTAACTCTATTGTCTTCCGTACCTTTATTGTTCTTTAAAACAATAATATCTTCTATCTCTTGGTGCCAGATTGGAAAGTGTACAGTAGCACTACCACCTCTAACGCCATTCTGGGTGCAACACTTAACAGTTGCCTCAAACTTTTTAAGAAACGGTACAACACCTGTATGTTGAACTTCACCACCTCTTATTCTGGAGTTGATGCCGCGGATTCTGCCCGCATTGATTCCAATTCCCGCCCTCTGAGCCACATAGCGACCAATGGCCATATCACTAGAGAAAATACTAGGTAGAGTATCGTCAGTATCAACCAAAACGCAACTAGCAAACTGGCGAAGAGGAGTCCTAACACCAGCCATAACGGGCGTTGGTATGTTGATAAGATGTTGCGAAATCGCATTGTAATATTTTTTAACATAGTCCATCCTTCTTTCTATATCGTAGTTTCTAAATAATGTTGCCGCAATCATCATATACATGAATTGTGGCGTTTCAAATATTTCACCTGTACTTCTATCTTGTACAAGGTATTTGTCCACAACTTGTCTTAAACCTGCATATGAGAATAAGTAATCTCTTTCATGTTTTATATACATGTTCATTTCTTCAATTTCTTCGTTAGTGTACCAAACAAGAAATTCTTTATCATATACACCTACATCAATACATTTCTTTATATGTTCTAATAATGTAGGGTGTTCCCAAAGTCTGTGGTGAAGACCTTTACGGAGAGAGAATAAAAGTAATCTTGCAGCCACATATTGATAGTTAGGTTTGTCTAATGAGATTAAATCACTTGCACTCTTAATTAATATTTGTTGAATTTCTTCCGTGGTCATCTTATCATAGAATTGCATGCCACTATTCATTTCTACTTGGGATTCACTAACGCCTGACAATCCTTCGCAAGCATAGTGAACCATACTATGTATTTTTTGTATGTCCAGAGGTTCTAAGCCCCTACCGTTTCTCTTAATAACATTAATACTATCTGGGCTCATTAAATCTCCTTCCAATCGTTTAACTTATGTTGTGCTGATAATTTTGAAAATGTGTTATTATCTATAATAGTTTGTATCTCTACCTGAGACATATCTGCCATAATCATATCATTAATATCTTTATGTTTCAATGATTTAGGAAAGATACAAATATTTTTGTTTAAAAAAATTAATTGTTGCATTTTATCAACAATTTGTTTGTTGCGTGGTTCATTATCAAAGATATACACAGCATTTTTCAATGACATGTTTAAATCTGCACCTGCAACGGCGATACAGTTTGGGAGGAACAAACTATCTATTGGACCTTCAACAACATAAACCTTTCTGTTTATATCTACTTTGTCTAGGCCAAATATTCGCCTTTTGTTCTCATCTAACTTGATGGTAATATACCTGGGTTCTTCTTTACCAAAAGCACGCCCTTGAAACGCAAACATTTTACTGTCTACGCCAAAGAAAGGCAGGACGACCCGTGGGTGATCCATAGAGTTGACTAGACTACTTTGGAACTTATTTGGTATCAAAGAATTGACCCAGGCATAAAATTTTGGACAAAAATAAATTCTATCCAAAAACTTTGTTAATCTTCTTTTTTCTGCGAATTGTAATGCAGGATGGTCTTTCTCTAATCTATCAAATCGTGTAAGACCTTTTAACTTGTTATCATCAAACTTAACAGGTTTGAAATTATATTCTATTGTTTTTGTTTTACCACCTTTATACTTCTCTATGACATATTGTTTGTATAATTGTGGGTCGATATATTCTATCAGTTTACCAAGTGTGGTACCTTTAGAACAATTGTGGCACTTATAAAAGTATTCGTTCTTCATTGAGTAAACGAAGCCTCGTGCCTTAGATTGTTTCTTTTGACTATCACCACAATACGGACATCTAAAGTTGTATAGATTATTAGATTTCTTTTTAAATCTTTCTAATCGTGGTGATAGTGTGAGTAGGTATTGAATATCAAGCATAGTCTGAAACATTATCAAATTGTATTTCTATTTGTCCGGTTCTACTTCTATATACATCACCAGCAAGAATTGTATAATCACCTTTCTCATAATGATTTTCAAACCAAGTCTTCATAGACATGCACAAATCGTTATCGTTCCAGTCATCTTTATTTAATGTAGTAATCACAGCAAATATTTTTTTACAATCATTATCCCAAACAGTAAGTAAGTGATCATGTGGATTAATTCTTTTGCAACCTTGTCCACCAGAGAACTTTGTTTTAGCGGCACTACCTGCATAAGAAGAACATTTAACTTCTAGTCTCTCATGTTCATATCCTTCTTTACTTATACCAGGGAACTCTACATCTGGATGTCCAGTCTTCATTCTAGGTGTTCTTGCAAGTATACCAGATTTATCAAATGCCATTGCGGCAGCGGACATAAAGAAGTTTGATACTGTGCCAGATAAATGATTTATCTCTATACCAAACTCGTCTGATGTGATTGGATTCAAACCGTTCATTTTAATATTTAAGAATTGATTTGTGGCGTCAAGTGCCCAAGTCATAATATTCTTTTTGATATCAGGATTCTTGTCCATATGATTATAGAAATCAAATCTATCAGGGTCTGCTTTTAGAACTGGCTTACCTTGTTTAGTTAGATTGTTTGCTTTTGCAAGTGATATAACATCATTGGCAACTTTCATTAATAACTTTTTATCAAAGTCATATATTCTAATCATTTGTCTAAATGATTTAGGTTGTATACCTCTTTCCATTGCAAAGGCATTAATCATCTTGTTAGAAAATGCTTTACCATATTCTTTGAAATATGCAAGGGCTTTTCTTTTATATGTTCTAACTGCGGTAATAGGATTACTTTCGTCTCTCTTACCGTCAAGGTTATATTTCTCTAATTGTAAATATTGTTGATAATCTGATAATGTTGGATCGTATCTAGTTGGTGATACTTTTGCATAAAGAAACTTGAATTTATTTTCTTCAGCACCCCATGATCTAAAGTTACCAGACATAATCGTGCCTGTTGCAGGACATACTTCGATAGCAGTATGGTTAGGATAACCATGTTCATTGTAGTGTAACTGCATAGAGGCGGCAAGTGTGTTAATTTCACTTATATGTTCGTCTCTAGGATATAAGTCTTCATTAAGAGGGTGTCTCTTAACATCTTTTAGATAAACTACGGTAACTTCATTACCATGGTTATCTTTTATGGTTGAAAATATATTAGTCATATATTGCCTTTCTTGTTAAATTATGTTACCATAATACACCAAAAAGGCATAAATGTCAAGCGTTTTTATAAAGAAAGTTACAGGTGCGACAGGTTGTCGCAGCCTTTACATAGATTGACTTAATTTTCTATTTTCTTTCCATAGGTATTCATCAAGGGCACTCTTCCAGTTCCTTCCATACTCTGTCCTAAAATAACGGACCAGATTTGGATCCACATGACTATAATTATCGCCATCATAGATAAATGAAACGCGGAATGAATTAATGAAATTTTGTATGAGTTGTACCATTTAGTTTTTCCTTTCATATTTAGCATACTATAATATATAACATAGTTTGCCGTAAAAGGACAGCATTACTTCCATATACTTGGTATTCGTTACACGCATAATAATACTACATTTAGTATGTGTTTTGAAGATACTATAAATTTACAAAATTTACTGTATGACCTTTTTAGATTGTAAATGTTTGTAAAGACTTGTAAACTTTTTTTGTAAAATTTGTAAAGTGATTTGTTAAATATAGATATGGATATATTAAAAGAAAAATATGATTGGTCTGGAGTTTATATGGACTGGAATGAGAGATACGGTTGGCACTTAACCAAAGAAGTTACTACTCATACTCCCGTTCACTATGAAGCCCAAGAGAATGGCACCACCAATGATGAGCCATCTCCATCGCTCCAAGATTCCAACTCTAGTATCTAGTTTATTTTGCACTTGGTCTATTGCCTCTCGTAAATTGCGACTTTGTGTTGTAATCCTAGAATGTAGGTCTTTCAAATCATCTTCCCATTCACGCCTTCTATCTTCAAGCATAGCGAATAGGTCGTCTTGTGAGGTATCAACTCTACGAAGTTTTTCCTCATGTACTGCCAACATAGATTTTATGCCAGCAGAAATATCTGTTAACTTTGTGATGGCGTCATCTAATCTATTATGAACCACTTGTGTGGTTTCTCTATCTGCCTTTAAAACGGCAATATCTTTAATCAGTTCCTTGATTTGATTCCCGTTCTCCATCTTCGTAATACTCCTTGTAACTTAATATTATTTGTTGTTGTTCATATAGTTTATTACGAATGTCAGCAAAGTTTAAAGATAGTTTTTTATACCCTTCGTCTGTAACTGCAAACAAGGCATAATCACCACCTTCTGCTTTCACCTTCTCCATAACTTCATCAACATTATCTTTTGTTACCACAATCCACTCTACATCAACAAGTGATAGTGGTTCTGGCATTGGTAGATCCAATGGTTCTCTTTTCTTTTCTATTTTGTAACTTTGTAATTCTTTTACAGCCAGTCCTGCACACCCGTTAAGGAGTAGGCCAAAAAGAAGGACACTCCCTATTAGGCGTACCATTTAATTCTTCCTCCGTCAAAGGCGACCCACTAGCAATTTCTACACATCTAGCGGCACTCTTACTCGCCCCATTAATTATTCTTTCAACCAGACCTGGTTTGTTTTCTGCAAGATTACCAATATCATGTTTACCCAATCTCTTTGATAAATCTTGTTTGTCTTTTTGTAACTTTGCGTTTTCTTCTTCTAACTTGTTAAGAGTTGATCTAATCTTTTTAAAATCTGCTGCCTGACTTTCTATAACTTGTTTCTGGTCTGCAACTGCGGATTCTAATTTGATTGCATTTGCTTTGAGTATTTGATTATCTTTTTGTAGTTTCTGTACATACCAGTAACCACCACCTGCACTCGCAAGTATAAACAAAACCAATCCTATTTTCAAACTACTAAACATTACTGTTTATCAAATTTTTCTAGTTGTTCTATTCTTTCCTCTAAATCGTCTATCTTCTTTGTAATTCTTGGATATCTTTTACGCCATGCATTTGGATCATTTTGTAACCATGTCCAACCCCAGCGATTAACAAGATACTCTAATGTGCCATCCATTTTACTAACTGCCCATGTTGCCAGTTTTGTATCTTTGAACCAAAACAAAAATGCGGCACCAAGTAATGATCCTGCGATTGCGGTATAAATCCACAATCTGTTAGTCAACATGTCTGTAATTATTTCTGCCATTCTTTTCTACAAAAATTATAATATGCCTCAATACTGTGATCACTAAAACCATCTATTTTTAATTTAGTGAAACCTCTAAGTGTGCCTTTGATCCATTGTTTGAACATATACCAACGACTAAAGTTTGTTGATACATTACCATTTACATCAAAGTATATAAAATTACCACCATCACCAGATACATGTTTATACCCTAGTATCTCAAATGGCACTCTAGTTACTATGTCGTTGTTATTTCTGTATCTATATCTTTCTGTTGTTTTAAAAGATTGTACAAACTTTTTACCACCAACTCTTGGTGATCCGTAAGTATATAAGTGAGTTGTAGTTGTATTCCATCTACTTGCGGCAAGTGTTGCTAACGCACCACCTAAACTATGCCCGGTAAAGAATACATGTTCTTTCTTTTGTGCTGATAACCACTTTGATACATTATCCCACACTTCGTTTAATGCGTCTCTAAATCCTCTATGAACAAATCCAGTAGGACATTTTACTCGTCTTATTTTTAAATCTGCTTTGATGTCTGACCATTGTGTAGGTTCTGTGCCTCTAAATGCCACACAAGCAATCGCACCGTCATTCCAACAGTAAACTTGTGTGCCGTCTACATCAAATAATACTGCTTCTGGGTCAAATTGTTTTTGAAATGCCCCTAAATCTTTGTATGCTGTCATTGACGCCATTGCCATAATTGTAGCATTTTGCCAATTGTGTTCTTTTGTTAGTCCCCTCATTTCTTTTTCCTTGCTATTATGTTCATTGGTGTATATGTGCCAAGTCCTGGTCCTTTTGCTGCCTCTTTCTTTTTCTTACTTGCGTTCAAAGCAAATGCAGGTCTAGGATATGGTGATTTCATGTTACCAATATCTGCTATAGGTCTAAACTGATCGACAGGTATATATGACCCTACAGCGTTGTTTATTGTTTTCATACCTTGAACATTACCATTCATCATCTTTCTAAACTTTTCTTGTAAGTCTGGATACTCATCTAACTTATTATAAAACTCTAAAACAATTTTTGCGGTATGAACATCAATCTTCATTTTACCGCCTTTATCAAAAGTAATTTTATCTTTTGTATTTTCTTTAACAATCTTTTCTAATACTTTAATATTTTCATCATGTGAAGAAAATGGACTATCGTAAATAAATTTTGATTGTTCTTCTAAACTTTTATGTGTACCAATCTTATCAATACTATCTTTGATTTGATTTATGAAACTACCATACTTCTTTTCTTCCGTAGAAAAACCATGTTTCTTTTTTGCCATGTTCATCGCGGTAGCGTACATAACTCTTTCAGCATCTTTGCCATATCTTTTTACAAAGTCTGCTTTCTTTGGTTTTAAATCTTTTACAAATTTTTCAGCGTCTTTCTCAACTCTATCTGGTACTGCAACTTCTTTTAGACCACGACTTAATTTATGCCATTGTCCACCACCCATACGATTATGTCTTAACGCACGGATCTCACCAGATACTGAATTTTGTATAATTAATATGCCTTGTGGATTCTTTATTGCCCATTGATATAATGTTCTATGACCTTCATCTTCCATATTGAGATACTTTGACCACTTCTCAAACTTCTTTTTACCTCGTCTGAATACATCAAACAATGCAGGACTTACATTGAAAGTTTTAGTTTTTCTTTTTACTTTCTTTGCCGTAGGTGGCATAGATACTGCACCATCACCTGCTACATTGGCAATCTCTTTTTTGACTTTTAATTTCTCTCTTAATGCTAAGAGTTGATTATTGAAATCTGAAAAACTTTGTGTCATTATGCTTCTTCTATGTCCTCTATCGTTACTAATAATACATCTTTTGTTTTATCATGTATAACTTCAAATACATCTTGCCCCATAACAGTATCTTGTGGTGCCTGGTCAGAATAGACATTTACTATATCGCCCTTCTTACCAATAACCTTATCATCTTCATCTACACCTACATCTTGTACTAATTTGTAAGCGCCTTTCAATAACTTGTCAGCGAAAGTGATTTCTTCTTTGATCTCACCATCATCTTCGTCAACTAAATCATTGTCTTTTAAATATTTATAAAACTCTTTTTCGACTAATTGTCCATCACTATCTTGGTATTCTCTCACATGTTCTTTAATTAAGAATAAGGCGGCAGCATAACTCGCCAATCTGGACTTACCACCAGGTACTTTTTCAATCAATTTCTTTACATTGAAAACTAACCTGTGTAAAATAGTATATGCTTGCCTTTCCTCCATTCGTTCAAGTGATTTGTATTTTCTTAATACTTTGCCTCTCTCATCTATAATACCAAGTCTATATGCCTCAGTTTTATTAAATGGAGTTACCAATAGTTTCAGAAATCTGAATGTGATAAAAGCGTCTATTGCTGGACTTGCCATCTATATCTTTCTTAATACTTCCATTATCTTTGGATTTATGTTAACCTGTTTCGCTTCACTCGTTTCCATATACTTTAAAAATATCAAAAATGTTTTAAGAGTAGACCAGTATTCTTGTCCAACTTTGTAGAACAGCAAAACTTTGGCTGCGTCTGGACCAAATACATTTGCCAAAACAATTATGTGGTTCATAATCAATCGTTCTTTAAGTATACCTGTTTTAGAATGTTTTTTAAACAATCGTTTCAGATACTTAAATCTTTTCATATCATCATAAAACTCTTTTTCACCAACCGCTTGTGGGTTATCATAATGTTTTATGGCAAACATCAGGACATTGTCCTTCGTTAGTCTATCAAATAACATTTGGTTACGCTAATTCAGCGTAAACCTTGCATGCTCCATTAGATAATGTTTCGTATCTTATTTTTAGTTGTCTTTCAATACCGTCATCATTCTTTACTTCACCTGCAGGTTCTTCACCTGTTTTACCATAAACCCCACCAAATTTAGATAGACCAATACTTGCCGTACCGTTCTTGTCTGCCATCTCTGGTAGTTCCCCAACCATTTCAACACCAAGACCGTGTAACTTACTTCGTAAGTGATTTACAGCAGCCGTAGGATTGATATGTTCCATACTTGCAATAGATCCTACAAAACGATTTATTCTAGCGACTATCTCGTCATTAGTGATATCGTTTAAATTATGATCACTGTCTGATGGAGCATTTACTGGAGTAGGTTTTGTTCTAATCTCACTTATGTTTTGAAACTCTTTAAATGATTTCATCTAACATCTCCCTTTGCTCTTTCAGGTCATCGCCCATGATTTCCTGAATAACTTTTTTCTTTTTCTTTTTAGGTTTATCTTCAACCTTTGGTTCTGGTTTAGTTTCAACCTTTACTTTTTCTTTATATGGTACCCCACCGGCACCGTATCTAATTACTTCCGTCATCACTTGCCTCTTTTGGTTCATCTTTGAGTAGTTGTTCACATACTTGTATTGCACCATGTATTGCTTGTAAATCAGCCATTGCTTTCTTTACAACTTCTTGGCCATCATTAATATTTTTTGCCACAATATCTCTATTCTCTTTAAGTTTGGCAAGTTTCGCTTCAATTTCTTTTTTCATGTTATCTCCATTTAACTGGGCGCCACAAGGGCGCCCTTATGATTATATATTATGCTAATGTGCAACCTTGATTTGCAAGTAAGTACCATTTGCTATTTGTGAATAGACAAATTGCCGCGTCCCCAGCGTCATTGAAAGTTAGTGTTGAACCACTTCCAAAGTTTGTTGGAGTTAGTGTACCATCTCCACCATCAGTTACCATAACTAGAAACTTAATTTGTCCTTCGACACCGTCAGCCATAGTTAATGCATTTGCACCAGTTGTAGTGATTTCAGTAATCGCTGAAACTACATCAACTGCACCTGCACCTGATAATGCTTGAGTTAAAGTGAACATTGGTGTTGCACCAATTTCTACTTGGTCAGCAGAAGCGTCAACTACAAATGCCTGTGCATATGAATTAGTTTCTGCTCTAAAGTCTGTTTGACCACTTGCTTCGTTTATAACAACCTCTCTGTTGGCACCATCAACTCTAAATGCCTCTTCGTCATCATTAGATACGATAAAATCAGAATCCGTAGCGTCTGAATTTATTGTTACATTTGATGAAGCACCTGGGTTGATTGCTACCGCTGTAGGTATGTTAGCGAAAGCACTCGCAATAGATATTTTTTTGTTAATTGGTGTTCCTGATGGATCATCAATAACATGTAGTAAGTCAGCACTTGCTAAGTTACCTGATCCTAGATCAGTAAGTGCCGTGATTTTCTTATCAGCCATTTTAGTCTCCTATAAACCCCTATGTATTCGGGGAATGCTACTAGAGGTACGCATATGCTTAACCTCTATCAATAAGTGAGGGCGACTTATTCGCCCTCTATAAAAAGTTATTATGCCGTTACAGTAATACTTCCTGCCGCTGTACCAATCGCACTTGAATTTGTGATTGTAGCGTTAGTACCTGCTGTAGCAACGTCTTTAATTGTACCTGAGTTTAACGCTAAAGCGTTAGCACCAATAACTAATACGTCATCAGCATTTGTTGCCGCGTTACCCGCACCAATTGTTAATGAAAATACTAATTCGTTAGTACCAGTACCTGAAGCATAAGTCAAGTTATGAGGTCCTCTTCCTGAACCTGATCCTTGGTTACCGTTTGTAACTGCTAGATGTGGCGTACCACCTGATGTATCAACAACAACTGGCTCGTTAAATCTAACTCTTGCTTGTATTGTACCACCATCTGATTTATCAAAAGATGTTGTAATAAACTCTATTTGTGTAATATCAGCAGCCCCTATAGAAGCAGATAGATCGCCTATAGCGACCAAAACTTCTTCGTCTGCTGAGGTATTGTCGTTTCCAGATAATGCTGAACCCGCTTCTCTTACCCAACCCTTAGTATTGGCAAATACTTCTTTTTTCTCTGCCGTAGTAAGGTTCTTAGGTTTGCTTTCGTCAGCGTCTGTTGCACCCCATAGTCCCATTTTAATTCTCCTTAATTAAGTTTCTTAGTTAACTAATTACTATTTATAACCTATTCTTTTTAAATCACTAATTACTTGAGGTGTTGACTTATACAAGATAGGTTGACCACCCGCCGCTTTCCATTCTACTGTATTCTTTTTGAAATCATCAATAAGAACATTACCTTTTGCATATGCCCGTTTTTGATCTCTACGGACAATATGTATTCTTTCTTTATCAGTAAGTTTAAGATTTCTCTGTAACCACAATTGTTTACCTCTTATACAGTTCTTATCAAACGGAGTATATGCGGAAAGTATATGTGGATTAAACTTACGAATAAATGACCATAACTTCATGCCACCTGGTGTCCAGGGTAAAGTTGGCCAAAACATTTTGTATTGAGATACTGGTTCCCATTTCTGTGCGTCATTAGGCGCTGACAACCAGTCATTAACATTCTCGTAACCATACATACCCATAATGTTGGGCTTTGATGGATCCCTAGATTTTAATTTAAACATGTTGGCAATACCTTTGTTAAAATCACAAAGGACACCGTCCATATCACAATATATAGTTGGGAGACCGTCTTGTTCTTGGACTAATGTTATGCCTCGAATAGTCTCCGCAAGAGCGGAGTATTTCATTTAATCAATCTCTTTACTTATTGCTTTTCTTCTTTTGTGTAAGTATCTATCAGAAGCGTCAACATCGCCATCGTTATCAATGTCTTTGTCTTTTCTATCTTTAAACTTCTTTTTTACAGCGACTGGATTTACTTTGTCTAGTTCTGCCTCAACATTGTATTTCTTGCCACCTACAACAAACTCTTTATCACCTTTTTCTTTTGCAGCCTGTAATGCCTTACCAAATGCGTTACCTTCTTCGTCTTGTTTCGCTTCAGTATTGTAGAACATATCTTTGATTGTATCTACTAAAGACTTTACTTTACCCAGTTTTGCTTTTTCGATTTCTGCATTAAGGTCTTCACCATGTACTTTTACTGCTGGTTCACCTTTTGCGTCATCTTTATTTTTCTTTCTCATGTCTGCCGCGTCATCTTCATTTTTAGGTTTCTTACCTTTTTTCTTCATGTCGATTGCAATAGCAGCCTGTTGTGCTGGGTTCATCGCTTCTTGTTTGTCTTGTGCCTCTTTTGCTTGTACTGCGGCACTTGATTGTACTTCTGGTTTATTACCAACTAAATCATTTTGTTTGTTAGTAATGTCAGCAATAACTGAGGCTAGTGATCCCTTCTTTGGTTCTCCAAAGTATGTAGGGTTCCAACCTAAAGTTCTACCTGTTTTCTTTTCACTCATTTTAGTCTCCCTTATAAATCTGTGAATTTAATTTTACCACGAGGCATTTTAATGCCAAACTTATCTCTGACCATATCTACTACCTCTGGTGGCATAAAATAGTTTAACATATTTGCTAAACCTTGTTTTTCTTCTTTTGACCCTCTCATCATTTTTGATATTCTTGCATAAACTTTAGGGTCAACACTTTTAAATTTACCTTTTTGTTCGTCTAGTGTATCGTCTGCCAATACATCAATGTAAGGTAAAAACTCTTCTGGTAATTGTTTCCATTTCATACCAAATTTAAGAACCAGTTGTGCTTTTGCGGCACTTGATAGAATAGGTATGTCTGCTTTTGCTAATGCTAATAGATTTGGTTTTTGTAATCTATCTATTATCTTACGAAGTTTAGCAAACTTCTCTGGTGCTTGAGGTGCTACTTTACCTTTTAATGGTTCATACTCTTTTTTCAATCTAGCAATCTGTGATTTAGTAAATTCTTCTAAATCAGTTTCATCTTCAATATCTTTCTGTAATTGTTTGGCCTGTTTATCATGTGCCTTAACAGATTTCTTTAATTGTTTAATGATAGGTTTGATTGTCTCTTTATCTTTATCATCTAATGCCTCTGTTTGTGGATTCATTAGATAATCTCTAGCACCATTTAAGTCATCTGCGGCAACAGTAATCTTATCTGTTAACCATGACGGAAGTGGTTGTTCACCCATACCATTGAGTTTAGTCATAATATCATTACAATCCTCTATGATAGTTTTACAATGTCTTATAGCACTTGCCACATCAACATGACCATCTTCTTTCATCTCTGCTTTTTTGACAGTATCAATTTGTTTCTTTAGATCAGCAATCTTTTTTGCCTTTGCTAAATTGTCCTGTGCCTTAGCAACAGGATCTGTTTCTTGTTCTTTGACCTTTCGCATTTCTGCCAAAGTTTCTGCCATTGACTTGTTATACTTCATTTTTCTCTCCGTGTTACTATTTATACTAATTATCTACTTTACTACCACCACGCCACTGGTAACAACTCCAATAACCTGCGGTAGTCTTGTCTTTCTTCTGGTCGCAATTGTGTCGTGCCCTAAATGAGGCTCTTCTACCAGGGTCGTCTCTTTTGATTTCCATATTAGGATCGCCAAAGGTTACTTTAATAACATTACCTTTTTTGTTCTTAACATAGACGCCAAACTTTCTTTTACTGCCACTTGGTAATCTGAAAGGATCATTAAGATTTACTTTACGACCTTGATACTCTGCCTCAGTAATGCCCTCTGCCTCATGTTCATATACCATGCCCTCACAAACAAGATCAATGCGTTCTACCTCTTTTCTTGTTTTCATTATTTACCTCTTACTTTCGCAGCCAAGTCTTTATCTGCCTTACCCCAAGTACCAGATGATTTAGTTACAAAACTATTCACTCTTGCCATACCCCATTGTTGTGGTGTAGTACCAGGTCTATGTCCAGTTCTCCATGCAGCCATACCTCTGTTATATACTTTCATTAGAATACCATATGGCATACCAGATTTCGCTGCCTTCTTTTTGACGCCCTCATTCTCTGCCAATAGTTCATCTAACATTTCAGATACAGTTTGGTCTAATACAACTCTATATGCTGTACCATACTCATCTTTATATTGTTTGATTGTTTCATCTAACTCTGACCATGCTTTGATATCTTTGATTTCTTCTTTGACATCATCACCAAACATTCTCTTAAATTTCTTTGTATGTCTACTTGGTTTAGTTTTAGCGTCAGCATCACCAGGTGCAGGTTTATATGCCTTAGGATTATCATCGTCCATCTTTGCACCTTTTGAAAAGTGTCTATCTCTGGCAATCTTTGTTGATTTTGCAAAATCACCTTTACCAGGTTTTTGATAGTAAACTGCAGGTTGTGTGCCAGGTCTATCTTTGATATCTGGATCTTGTCCACCATATGCCGTTTTCTTTCTTTCACCATCGTGTTTCTTTTCGTCCAGTTCAACTTCTTCAAACTTTTGAAATTTTCTATCATCAACAAACTTTGCATAGTCTCTTACTTGACCTGGTGTTTTGATATTAAATTTTCTTTGTGTGTGTATTTGATTTGCATTTTCTGGTCCTTGTGTCCATGTATCTACATTTCCAACTTTTGGTTGTCCAGGTGTTACAACATTTAATTTACGATCTTTCTTTTCTGCCTTTTTAGTTTCTTTTTCTTCATCATCTGTATTTTTTTGTTGACTATCTTTAGCATTGTTTATTTCTTCTTCAAATGTAGAAAAAGATTTTAAAGTTCTACTATTCTTTTGTAATACTAATTTCTTTTTGTCAACATCTTCCGTTTGTAATTCTGTATCAATTACCTCTGCAGGTTGTATATCATCTAAAAATGCCTTCTCTACACCACCATCTTCCATTTCATATTGAATATAGTTTGGCCCTCTTTTGATAATCGTACCTACATTACGATTTGATATTACTTCAATTTGTTCACCCATTAAATAAATCTCATTATTGTGATACTGTTCTCTAATACTTTTCAAATCCTCATTATCATTAGGTGGTAGTATTTCTTCGTTAACTCCCATACCCTTTTTTAAGTCTTTAAATAATTTCATGGCGTCATTCTCCCTTGTGCCTGCGATAAGTCCTGCTCTAAAACTTTTGAAGTCATTTCTCATAGCAAAATCTCTCATCTTACTGGCACTCATGCCTGAGGCACCAGTTGCGTCTGGGTCTCTTGCCCCAGCACTCACTACTTCAATTGTATCAAAGTTATAGTCCTTACCATTATATTGTTTCGTTAATCTTTTAAATTCTGCGACCCTATCTGATCCTGCAACCATCATAACATCTGTATATTTTTTGTCAAATCTATTTTTCAATATTTCCATAAATGTTCGTTCTCTGCCTGTCGCTGGTAAAATTTGTATACCTACTGGATACATCTTTTTAAGATAGTCAATCTTTTGTTTTACACTCAATGGATTTTTTCTACGATCCTGAGTGGCACTCACATATAGCACAGGTAGACCTTTTACCCTTTTTGCCATAGTGATAACTCTATCAATTAATTTTTGATGACCTATCGTTGGTGGGTTCATACGACCAAAGGCAAACACTACGGTTTGCTTTCGTCCTACGCCCTTTCTTAATAGTTCTTTAATTGTCTTCATTAAATTCCTTAAATGATTTAATCTTTACACTTTCACCTCTAGCAGTTTTAAAATCACTTGCTTTTGGCGCACCTTTAGTGCCTGGTTTTCTCATCTTCTCACCAGACCCTTGTTTTATTCTTTGTCTTTTCTTATGAATATTTTTCCACAAACTCATTACTCGCCCCCTCCGTTGCCATTTCCATTACCACCATTACCTGGTGTAGCACCATTGCCATTACCATTCGCACCGTTACCATTACCATTGCCGTTACCATTACCACTTGTATTCTGTGGTTCTTGTTTTGGTCCTGGTCCTAGTCTACCATAGTAGGCATACTTTCTAAATTTAGGTACACACACTTTAAGTTTCTTATCGTACTTATATCCTGGTGGACACTTTTTACTTTCTGCAAATTGTTTAAAACTCCACATTAGCCTTCCCAATTTTTTGCAGCCGTAAAGTTTTGAATACTAAACTCTAGTCTATCAACTAACTTTACTGCCTTACCTTTCTTATCTACTGCAACATAACCTTCTGGGTTTGTTGCCTTTAGTCCGTTACCATCTCTCTTAAATGTGCCAATAGACTTCGCTTTGTTTAGTTTGTCTATAATTACTTTTTTGGCTCTTTGTAAAGACTTATAAGTGGCACATGCCATGTAGATTGATTTATTATGTTCATCTATAAATTTGATACCAGTATCTTGTATTGTTTGATACTTTTGTTTTGAAGCGTCTGTCTTTACTCTATCAATTTCTTTTTGTGTTTTTTCTGCATAGTAATTTTTAAAATTAGTTGCCGTTTCAGTTGTAGATGGTAAATCAGTTGCGGCACGAATAAAACTGTTAAGATAAGTTTTAAGTTGTACACCTATAGATAAAGTATTCTTTTCTGTTTTAATTTTATTCAGTAGTTCTTTTGATTGTTTTAAACTACCACTTGCCATATTAATAATCTTTTGTAATTGTTGAGTTTCACCTATAGTCATAGTTGCATTACCAGATACATCTTTATATGAAGCGTCATCAAACCAGACATTAGGTGTTCTTCTTAATTTAGAAACATTGGCACCAAACTTGGCATTCATCTTATCAAAACTTCTACCTTTGTATGTTGTATGAAACACAATACCTAATTTACTATTTTTAATCTTACGACCAAATGGTGTATTTTCAGGTACCATGTAAACAATAGTATTAGGTTGAAAAGAAATCATTGTTTCAGATTTACCACTACCATCTTTGTAAGTAGTTAATTTTTTACCTGATGATGTAAACATTAAATCACCTTGTAGTATTTCTTTCATACCAAGACCAGAAAGATATTGTAAACATTCTCTTAATATATTTGCAACTGGTCCTTCATGGTTGTTTCTTATATCTTGTATATTGTAATTTACTTTAGGTGTCTTATTGAATACTGACTTTGTGCCTACAAAAAATTTACCATTCTCTGGACTTGGTCCACAAACTATTGCAGGTGCACCATCCCATTTTGTTGTAACATTTAATTTACTTGTTGAATTACCTGCCAACATATCTTTTAGACTTTCTAAAAAAGCAATCGCATTTTTACCACCATCAAAACCATTATTGATGATATCATCTTCTAAATGTTCTAGGTGTGTATTTTTATCTTCTACTAATAACATTAAAATTTTATATTTCTTCTAAATGATACTTCAGGTATTGCACCTAAAAATTTCATTAATCTATTTACACTTGACTTGGCAAAACTACTTGCCTTTGCAATCACTCTACTAAACAAAGACTTGACTTTGTTTTTAATTACATCTATAATACCCTCATCTAAACTACCATACCATTCATTTGAGTAATCTTCTTTTTGACCTGCCATACTATCAACAATCAAAGATACAACTGACCAAAAATTATATTCACCAGTTTTTTGTTTCTTTACAACTCTACCACTTGTTTTAAATCTTGCCTGTAGTTTCATAGCGTCTGCAATCTTCTTACAGTAGGCGTCATCATCTACGCTTTCTATTCTTACTTTACTGCCATCAGCACTTGCAACGACCATAAACTCTGCCGCACTATTACTACCTTTACCATACTTCTCATAACCAGACATCGCCTCTCTAGCAAATGCAATCTTAAACTTGGCACTCTTTTCAAACAACTGACCTAAATCTCTCATACAATCTTTATGTGCAGCCTCTGCCGCGTTTACAACTGGGTTATCACCTTTCTTAATAATAGGTCTTAACTTACCAGGTGCAAGTGTAGATGTAACAAAACCATCAAAGGTTTTATTTGCTTGTTTAAACTCTGGTGATTTTTTAAGTGCGGGTGTTGATTTCAATGCCGCATAGAATGTTGCGGTACTCTCTGCCTTACCACCTGACATCAATTGTGCCATGCCAATCTTTAGTGATAATCTTTTATTGCCTATGAGTATATCTGTTTTAGGTGTGGTGTCCGTTGCACCATATGAAGACCAGAAAGGTGTTAATTTAGATTTGGCACGACCATATTGTTCTGCCTTAGCATTCTTGTT